AGAAGTATTTTTACTTTGTTTTCCATTTTTCCAAGTGTAATCCATAGAAAATATTTTATATTTATCTATATGCATTATCCCTCCTCTATTGTTAATAAATATTCTTTACCATCTATTTTAAAACTAACATCTGCAACTGGAAAATCGCTTATGCTTATTCCAGCTCCCATAATCTCAGCTTTATGATGTTCTTCTAAGTAATTTCTTAAATCATTTCTTAGATCAAACAATTCTCTTGTAGTATCAGTCATTTTGTAATGCCTCTCTATGTTCTTTAGCTGTATATTTTTTAACTTCTATTGTTTCTTGTGAGTCTAAATATTTAATAACTAAATTTCTTACTAAAGTAGCTTTAGCTATATTATGTTTAATACAATAGTTATTTAATCTTTCGTATGTTTCTTTACCTAATGATAATCCAAACATTCCAAATTTAATTGTATTAGGATTACGTTTAGCTTTTTTTGGTATACTATCTAATATACCTGATACATCTATATTTTGTGTCATATTACTCCTAGTTTAAATATTTTTTAACTTGTTGTATTACTAACTCACAATATCTAAGCATCTCAACGAAATAGTTTCTACGTTTATTTACTCTTTCTTGCTCTACTTGTTTAATAGCTTTGCTAGTAATTTTATCTATATGTTTTAATTGATCTTCTAGTTTCATTCTGCAATTACCTCGTCTAGTTCTTCGTCTTGTTTAATTTCAGCAATTTCTTTAGTATCACCCATTTGTGAATAATCTTTAACATAGGTACATACACAATTACCTGCTGCACCATCTTCAGTTTTAAGATCTTGTTTATGTTCTGCTAACCAAATATCAAATGCTTCATCTTTGTTTTTAGCAATAATTTGCCATTTACTTACATATGTAGTTTCATTTTCTATTTCATAAACTTTTTTACCTACATCATCTGTAGAATACATTAGATTTTTATCTACCATAATTACCTTTCTTGGGCATAATGCCCAGTCACAGTGTGCCGGGCATTTGCCATATCATTTACTTTTTATGTTCAAGTGCAATTGAAGGATTAAACATATCTTTAGGTAAATCTAAATTTATCTTTTGACTAGCCATCTCCATACTTATTGATTTGACTGCTAGATCTAAAGGTAAACCAGAGTTAAGAACATGTTTTGATTTCTTTTTAGAAATATCAAGCAATTGTAATGCTCTGCCTTTTGGCCCTGCATAATATGCTTTTTCTGTTTCTTCTCTACATAATTTCTTTAAAAGAATATCATGATCTTTTGGATCTTTTAACATACTATGTTCTACATCTGTTCTCCATTTACGTTCTTTATTGAACTTTTGTAAAATGTCATACATTTGATCAATAGCTCTGTTTAAATCATTAGACTTTTGTTCTTCCATAGCTTTTTTGTTTTTAACAAAATCAGTATAGTCATGATATTTTACTTCAATATCTTTCATAACTTTGTCTAATTTTAATTTACCTTTAAACGCTTCATAGTTTTCTTCTGACAAATCGTCAATCTCATCAATCATTTCTGTTTTGAGAGATGACTTTCTATCATCATATGTTTCATCAATAGTATAATTCCAATGATCATACTCTACATTTCTGATAGGTCTCATTATTGTTTTATCTCTAACCATTAACAACCTCATCTGTTTTAATTGTTGAACTTATATCTTCTAATGCTTCAGCTTTATCTCTAGCAGATCTAACTTTATCTAACGCATTGTTAGTTGCTATGATAACAGTTGCAACACATGAAGTTTGATTGTAATTAGGTAATGTCTTAAACCTTGGATCTTTTTGCATAAGCTCTACTGTTTGATAATATTGCTCTGCAAACCATTTAGTCATCGGCATTACTTGCTTTTCAACTCTGTCTTTAATTGGCAGCTTTGTCATTTTCTTTCTCCTTTACTTTTATCTCGATTGGTAATTCAATTTGTTCAGGCATATAACTATCTATAGCTTTGTATGCACCGATAACAAATCGTACTGGGTAAGTGATTGTTGAAAACAATACATTACCTACTTTTTCTATACGCTTCATACTCCTCCTTTTTCTTAGTTAATCGTATATATTTTTCTTTAACTTGATAGTATTCACTATCAAATTCTTTAGTCCCAGGAATTGGGTCAACATCTTCAGTGAGCCAATTCCAACCTTTTCTTACCACAGTCCCTGCGAGACTATACGTAAGAAATCTAGCCAAAGAATAAAGTCCATTCATTATACTCCTTTTTGCATTATTTGTTTATATCTTGGATTTACTTCTCTAGATAAATAGTTATGTTTACCTACATTATCTATTTTTTCCCAAGCTCTAGTTATTTGAGATATACGTAATGGATATGGACTTCCATCCTGATAAGGATCTACAGTTTTCATCCATTCATCAAATATCCATTGTGGTTTAGAAACACAAAATAAATTTAAATCCCACATTTTTTGATTACATATATCTATAAGATGATCACTAGGTAATCTGTTGATACATCTTTCATATTTTTGAATTTGCTGAAATGTTACTTCTATACATTCAGCTATTTGTTTTTGTGTATAACCATTCCATACTCTATGTAATGTTAATATCTTAGCTAAATTAGCATTTATATTACTTTTGTGTGGTGTACGCTTACATTTACCCATTATTACCTCCATAATTATTTTTAAGAACAAGCAGCTCTCGCTTGTCGGAGCTGGTTGGTCGAGTTATCACTCTTACTGATGGCTTACCCTCTCTAAATACTTTAACTAACGTAATCCATCCTTCTTTTGGATATAGTATTTCTAGATTTATTGGTTTAATCCAATATGGTTTCCACCATCTGATATGTTCTTGTTGAATAGATCCACTAAACCTCTGCTTGAACATTAGACTTATTGCTCTTGCTAGATTTATTGGCTTTTCTTTGAACTTTCCTTTTATTATTACTCGGTACACTCTTTACCTCCTTTGCGTCAGTAAATGATGATATGTGTAACATATGCTCTGCCCATGCTTTAGCTGTCCAGAACTTTGGTGTTTTACTTATTTTCTTCAAAGGTACCTCCTTGTTTATTGATTAAATCTTCTAATTCCCACTCTAGATTTATATCTTCAGCAACAAGATCAGAATTATTATACCAATGTATCTTACCATTATGATCTGTTACTTTTATATTAACACTCTCTAGTTTCCATAATTGTTTCATGCTTTCCTCACTCTAAGTATTCTCCATTTATTATCCCAGTAGTTACCTTCTTTACCATTCATTTGTTTAGAAAATTTCTTTTCTACTCTACTATGATTTCGCCAGTAACCATTTGTTTGATTAACTTCTTCAGGTAACATTACTATTCTTTTAGTTCTAACGAATCTACCTGTAGTAGTATTATAATTTTCATCTTTATTGGCATAATCTACTTTATATACTATTAAGTTTCTCATTTATCCTCCTTATCTATCTCTTGAGATACTAAATTTATTAACATCATTGACCATACCTACGCAGAAAACTAACAAATGCCATACATATATGTCATATGGTAGTTCTCTAGTTTTACAGCAATTGAATGTTA